AGGATGCTGGGACGTGGTTCTGGCAGGCTGTCGCGACGAAGACAGGCAGCACAATCACGTTGGGCAGTGGCCAGCTGACGGTGCTGCGGTCGCTGAGCTACAGCGGCACGCCTGGCGCTGTTGATGGCAGGTCGCAGGCGCAGCAAGACCTGGATGCGGTACAGGCGGCGATCCGCGCGCTGGTGTCCGGCGGCGTGGTGCGGGAGTACACGATCGGCAGCCGCAGCCTCAAGAAGTACGAGCTGGCTGATCTGTTGCAGCTGGAGGCGAAGCTGAAGGCTGATGTGAAGCGTGAGCAGATGGCGGACCTGATAGCCAACGGGCTGGGCAACCCCCACAATTTGTTTGTGAGGTTCTGAGATGGGACTGAGAACGCGGCTATTCCGGGCGATGGGCTTTGAACCGGTGCGGCCGCGGCAGCGGGCGTATCAGGGTGCGCGGGTCAGCCGGCTGACGGCGGATTGGGTGACGAGCGGCACCAGCGCCGACGCTGAGATCAAGTCGAGCTTCAAGGCACTGCGCAACCGTGCGCGGCAGCTGTGCCGTGACAACGACTACGCCAAGCAGGCGCTGCGCGCGATCCAGAACAATGTGATCGGGCACGGCATCCGCCATCAGGGGCAGGTGCGGATGTTGCGTGGCGGCAAGCTGGACGAGCTGCTGAACGGGCAGATCCATGAGCAGTGGGAACGGTGGATGCACAAGAGCCGCTGTGATGTGAGCGGCATCCTTGGCTTCCATGACATCGAGCGGCTGCTGATCCGCAGCATGGCCGAATCGGGCGAGGTCTTTGTTCGGATGATTAAGCGGCCGTTCGGCGATAGCCGGGTGCCGTTTGCGCTGCAGGTGCTGGAGGCTGACTACCTGATCGATGACGACGTGCCCCAGGCGGCCGAGGGCAACACGGTCAGGATGGGCATCGAGGTGGACCAGTACCTGCGGCCGCAGGCTTATCACTTCTACGCGAACCACCCTGGCGACACCTACGCGGGCAACGCGCGCACGACAGGCCGGCGCATCCGTGTCCCAGCTGATGAGGTGATCCATCTGTTCCTGCCGGAGCGACCAGGGCAGACCAGGGGCGTGACGTGGTTCGCATCCGCGCTGATGCGGCTTCACATGCTGCAGGGCTATGAGGAAGCCGAGGTGGTGCGCGCGCGGGCGAGCAGCGCGTTGATGGGATTCATCACCAGCCCCGAGGGCGAGCTGATTGGTGATGCGGTCTACGAAGGCGAGCGCGTTAGCGAGTTCCAGCCGGGCGTGTTCAAGTATCTGCAGCCGGGCGAGTCGGTGACGGTGCCGGACTTGAACAGCCCTGACGGGCAGCTGGAGCCGTTCACGCGGTCGATGCTGCGGGCTGTTGCTGCTGGCGTTGGCGTCAGCTTCGAGAGCATCAGCAAGAACTTTTCAGAGAGCAACTACAGCAGTAGCCGACTGAGCCTGCTGGAGGAACGCGACACCTATCGGGTGTTGCAGCGGTACATGATCGAGAACTTCCACCAGCAGGTCTTTGAGCAGTGGCTCGACATGGCGGTGCTGAGTGGTGCGCTGAACCTGCCTGGCTACGAGAGCAACCCTGACCGCTACCGCGCGAGCCGGTGGGTGCCGCGGAGCTGGGAGTGGGTGGACCCGCAGCGTGAGGTGGACGCGTACAAGACCGCTGTGCGATGCGGCTTCAAGACGCTCGGGCAGGTGATCGCTGAGCAGGGCGGCGACCTTGATGATGTGCTGGTCGCACGCCAGGCCGAGCTGGCCATGTTGGATGAGATGGACATCGTGACCGACACCGATCCGAGCGAGGTCAGCGAGGCTGGATTGACGCAGGTCAGGCCGGCCGGCTCCATCGATCCGTTTGGCGATACCGAGCTACCGCTTGAAGGCGAAGAGTACGAAGAGGAATCGATGCTCGAGGATCCGACCGAGGCGCCTGAGGATTGATGGCAACGATCAACGGGCAGGAGATCGACCTGATGCCGACCGATGGCATGAGAACTGAGGCGCAGCGTTACCGCGACTGGAAGGCCGAGGGTCGAGCTGGTGGCACGGAGGTGGCCGCGACCAGAGCACGGCAGATCCTGAGCGGCGACGAGCTGAGCGCTGACACGGTGATCACCATGGCCGCATGGTTTGCGCGGCATGAGGTGGACAAGCAAGGCGAGGGCTTCAGTCCTGACGAGGATGGCTATCCGTCACCCGGCCGCGTTGCATGGGCTGCATGGGGCGGTGATGCAGGGCAAAGTTGGGCTAGTGCAAAGGCCGATAGAATCAAGGCAATAGAAGACAGAAGCGCTGTGGATTTTGCGCGCCCCTATCCGAATGAGCACGCGGCAAGACTGACCGATCCTGATCAGTACGATTCGCTGCGGCGTGTCAACGATGAAGGCGGCCCTGGGATTGACTTCATCTACGGCATCAAGGAAGGCGAAAGCGAGATCCAGGCGATCCGGTTCAACAGCGCGCGGTACAGCCCAGCCGAGGCACGCGACTGGCTGGCTGAGCATGACTTCAGCCCGATCATGTTTGAAGAGGCCACCGGCGACGGCGAGCGCGCCGAACCTGGGAGCCTGAGCGTTGGCGATTTTGTCCGCTGGGATTCGAGCGGCGGCACTGCTCAGGGGCAGATTGAGCGCATCGAGCGCGATGGTCAGATCGATGTGCCGAACTCTGAGGTGGTGATCGAGGGCACGCCTGACGATCCTGCTGCGGTGATCCAGATCTTTCGCGAGGTTGATGGCACCTGGGAAGACACACCGGTCCGCGTGGCTCACCGCTTCAGCACACTGACCAAGATCTCAGCGCTGCGCAGACTTGAGGGCAAGTATCAGCGGGCAGAGCTGACCACCTTCGATGAGGTGCAGGACCGGATCTATGAGTTCCCGTTCAGCTCTGAGTTCCCCGTTGCGCGTTACTTCGGCAACGAGATCCTGAGCCACGAGGCCGATGCGGCCAACCTGAGCCGCCTGAACGATGGCGCGCCGCTGCTGTTCAACCACAATCCTGACAAGGTGATCGGCGTGGTTGAGCGGGCGTACATCGACGGCAAACGCCGTCGCGGGTATGCCCGTGTGCGGTTCAGCCGCAACGCCTTCGCGCAGGAGATCCTGAGCGATGTGAAGGACGGCGTTCTACGGAATGTGTCCTTCGGCTATTCCATCGACAAAATGGAAGAACGAGGCAGCGGCGACTTTGTCGCAACTGCCTGGTCTCCTTACGAGATCAGCGTAGTCTCAGTGCCGGCTGACCCCGGTGTTGGGATTGGCCGATCTTTTGAGGCCGACACCCCTGCTGCTTCGGCAGCACCATCCCCTGATCCTATTCCTTCAATGGAAAACGCCACCCCTGATCTGGCCGTGGTGCAGGCCGAGGCCGCTCAGGCCGAACGGTCCCGCATCTCTGACATCACTGCCCTGTGCGACAAGCACGGCATGGCAGACCTTGGCCGGCAACTGGTTGAGTCTGGTCGTTCAATCGACGAGGCTCGCGCTGCTGTGCTCGACAAGCTCAACATTCACCAGGAGCCCGTGACCATGCAGGCCGCCGACCTTGGCCTCAGCGAAAAGGAGAGCCGCAGCTTCTCTTTCCTTCGCGCCATCAATTATCTGTCCAACCCGACCGACCGCTCTGCCCGTGAGGCTGCTGCGTTCGAGATCGAAGCCTCTGAAGCTGCTGCTGCCAAGCTCGGCCGTCAGTCCCGTGGCATCACCATCCCTCAGGATGTGCTGCGTCGTGACCTGAACGTCGGCACTGCTACTGCCGGTGGCAACCTGGTCGCCACTGACCTGGATGCCGGCAGCTTCATCGACCTGCTGCGCAACGCTTCCGCTCTGGATCAAGCTGGCGCCACCGTGCTGACCGGCCTGACCGGCAACGTCGCCATCCCCCGCCAGTCGGGTGCTGCCACTGCCTACTGGGTGGCTGAAAGCGGCTCGCCCACCGAGAGCCAGCAGACCGTTGATCAGGTCAGCCTGACCCCCAAGACTGTTGCAGCCTTCACTGACTACAGCCGTCGCCTGATGCTGCAGTCCAGCATCGACGTTGAGAACATGGTTCGCAACGACCTGGCTCGCGTTCTTGCCCTGAAGATCGACCTGGCTGGTCTGTACGGCACCGGCAGCAACAGTGAGCCCCTCGGCCTGAAGCTGACCACCGGCATCGGGACTGAGAACTTCGCCGCTGCTGCCCCCACCTTCGAGGAAGTGGTGGCACTCGAAAGCGATGTGGCAACCGCCAACGCACTGCTCGGCAGCCCGGTCTATCTGATGAACGCTGCCATGCGCGGCGGCCTCAAGACCACCAAGAAAGATACAGGCTCCGGTCTGTTCGTGATGGAAGGCAACGAGGTCAACGGTTACCGCGGCGTCCTGTCCAACCAAGTGGCAGCTGGCGATCTGTGGTTTGGCAACTTCGCTGACCTGATCATCGGCTACTTCAGCGGTCTCGACATCATGGTCGATCCCTACAGCAATAGCACCAGCGGCACCGTCCGCGTGGTCGCAATGCAGGACGTCGACATCGCCGTCCGTCATCCTGAGTCCTTCAGCCGCGGCGCTGATACCCTCTGATCATGTTGATCAAGGTCCTACGGCAAACAATGCTGGCAGGGCAGGTGGTTCGTGTAGGAGATGTCCTTGAGGCATCTTCTACCGACGCCAAGCTACTGATCGGCATCGGCAAAGCAATCGAGACTGTCAAGTCCGCAGTCGAAACGGTTGAGGCAATCAAGCCTGAACCTGCATCAAAACCCCAACTTCCTAGACGGAGGAGTAAGCCATGACTATCCACAATCTCGGGACCAAAACTGAGGTTCTCAACTTCCTGCCCAATGATGTGGTGACAGCTACTGTCACCGCCAGCACCGCCATCGACTTGGTGGATTATGAAGGCGACATCGCCGTCATTCTTTGCGCTGAAGCCGGCGGCGCCAGCATCACCTACCTCGGCAAGCTGACCGAATCCGACACGTCTGGTGGCACTTACACCGACGTGACCGGCGGCGCGTTCACCGTCACTGCCGCCAACACCGCATCGGTTCAGAAGATCGCTGTCAACTCTGACAACATGAAGCGATTCATCAAGGCAGTGGTGACAGTTGCAGGCGGCACTGGTGCCGGCGCTGTGACGATCGTCGGCCTCGGCTCTAAAAAGTACAGCTGATGGCCTTTACGGAGGATCTCGGAATCTTCCTGGCGGACTTCGGCGTCAGCTGCACAGCTGGCGCCGTTACCGCTCTTGGCATCCTTGACATGCCCAGCCAAGTGCTGGCCAATGGCATGGTGCTCAGCACTGACTACACACTGACTGCCAAGGCTTCTGACTTCGGCACACTGACCCGCGGCAGCTCGATCACGGTCGATGCTGTGGCCTATACGGTGCGGGAGGTGATGCTGATGGATGACGG